CAATCCCCCCAATCCCCAACCCAAGGCTCAAATTCAACATCAGTCACCATTGCCCGGCAGTATCTGGATTGTTCCATCAGCCGCCGTTGCAATCGTGCGGATAACCTTAAGCCCCGGCCCTACAGTCACGCGGATTTGCCCACTTGGCAGGATGGCAAGGCCGGTCGAAGTCGTCGGCGCCGTGCCGGTCGGAACGGTCGCCTCGTCAAGGTACGGCGTCACCATCACATGAACGCGCGCGGTCGTGCTGGTGTTAGTCAGCAGAACCTGCTGGCATTCCTTGGGAAGGACTACCGCCGCCGTCGCAGCCACCGCATTGGTTACAATTGTCGTGCTGCCCCATGCGGGGGCGAAAGGTCTGTTGCTCATTAGCCGATCCTCCAGTCAGTGCCGTCACTGAATACAGGCACTTCATTTGTGCTGCCACCGACTGCGGTAGCGTTGAACGTGGTCGAATTGGCATCACTGACAAACGCCCTCGCGCCCATGCCTACCGTTGCAGCCGCTGGCAGGTTCGCCACCGTAACCGGCGAAGTCTTGACCGTAGTCGCCACAACGTTGCCAAGGTTCGCCTCGATATACGCAATCAAGTCAGTCAGGCTAACCCGGCGCGTATCGCCCTGCTCGGCAACCCATACGGGGAAGTTATTCCCGCCGCTCGGGCTGTCCAGTGTCGAAAGCTGATTAATCATCACCATCGTTAAAACTCCAGAGCACTATCACTGCCCGCGTCCACAGTCAGCGGGGCAGGCGTTACATATTCAGCCATGTTGCGGATAGGCTTGTTGCCAGCGCCCAAGGGCATATGGCCGGGCAACTGGCGCTCAATCGGCTTGGCAGCGCGCGACAACAGCAGGTTGTAACCGTTCTTCGCCGTGGCTTTCGTATCGGGGGAAACAGTCTTGCCGAACCCCGGCGCAAGGCGCACCGCAAGGCTGGCAATGATCGCCTCATTCGCAGCATCAGGAACGTTCGTTTCCGCGTCCAAGTCGGACAGTTCAGGCGAACCGGGCAACGGATAACCCAGCCGAACGCCGTAACCGTTCCACATCGCCATCATGCTATCAAGGCGCTTGCCAGCGTCCTCCAACTGCTCCGGCTCTAGGTCATAGACGTATGACGCGAGGCCAATCTCAGCGAAGGCGGCTTGCACGAACTGTCGCTTTGAATACCCCATCAAACCGCCGCCTTGATACGTGCGGCTAGGGTGTCATCCTTCATCAGGTGCGCGCCCTTTAGCCCAAGCTCTTTTGCCATTTGCATCATCTCAGCGCGCGTAGGGGGTGAGGTCAAATCAACCTCAACATCGGCGGTCTTGATCACCTCCCCTCGTGGTTTTGCGGCATCAATGGTTAGATGCCAGCCGGACGCCAAAAGCTCTTTCTCCGCAACATCATCAACGCAGCCCGCAATTGAATATGCAAAGCCCTTGGCCTTGTAAGGCCCATCGGCGCGGTAAAGATGCTTCGGATATGTCATGTTCTCACCCTAGCAGGTTTCGGGGACGCCCGAAAGCGCCCCCTTCGCCTTAGATACGATACGTCACATAGGTATCAGCTGCGGTCTTGCGGGTCAGGAAACGGCCCGAAGTCGAAGCCGCAACAGCGCCTGCGCCGACGATGGTGTGGCCCGATGCAGCCGCAGTCACCGTGAACGCATTCGCATCGCCAGTGTTGATTGCGGACCAGACGAAACTATCGTCAACGTCCATATCAATCACAGCATCCATGATCGCGCCGGTATCCAGCGTTGCCGTGACAGCGGCAGCAGTGGACGATGTAACAATCCCGCCAAGGATCAGCGCCGCAGTCAACGTGCCGGTAGCGTTCAGGGCCCCCGGCGTGGTCTGGTAGTTCGCGCGGTCGTAAATCACCGGACCAGTGCCGGTTTCATAACGAACCTCGCTATCACCCGCTGCGATGACAATCTCGGTAGCAGCCGAGAAAGCCGAAGTCGTGTTAGCGCCCGAACCGGCGAAAACACTTGCCGCAATTTCAGGGCGGTTGGGAAAGCCAACGGTCTTGTCGACGGTATAATCGCTCAGCGAATAGGTCGCCAGCTTATCGCTTGCGGCAATCGTGAACGTGACCGCGTGGCCCGGAAGGATAACATTGGTAGCCATAGTCTTAACTCCTGAAAGGGGGCGAGCCTAAACCCGCCCCCGTCATATTACTGGTTGAACAGCAGAACGCCGCACTGCTCAGGGTCCGTCATCACCACGCCGTAACGCGCGTCAAAGGTGAATTTGGTCTTGAACGTGTCCGGGTCAAACCGCTTGGTAGCAACGATCTCGATACCATTGTCCGTGGTCATGGTGCGAACCGCCGCGCCCTGCCCGGTCGGAACCGCATAGCGGCCCGGAAGCAGTTCGATAGCAGGCTTGCGCCAGAACACGTTGTATCCGGTAGCGTTGTCGTTCAGCCAGTTCAGCGCAGCCGATCCCGAAGGCGTCACTACGCAGTTCTGGTATGCCTCTTCCACATCGGAACCGCCCTGATTGCTGATAATCGGAGGGCTGATAACCATGGTCGTGCCGGTCGGAACCGAGATAACCCGGAACGTCTTGGCCTGGCCAGTGTCGGTCTTGTTGATGTGGTGAATGGCATTCACACCCCCAATCGTGAACGCATCGCCAGCCACGACGCCAACGGTATTGTCGACAGTGACCGTCTGATAACGGTTGTCGACGTTGCCGGTGTTGCCATAGGTTGCATCGGTGCGCGTGGAAAGCGGCACATAGTAGTTCGATGCCGATGCCTGCGTGTCGATATTCGTCGCGCCGCCGCCAGCGGCAGCAATGCGCCGTCCACTGTCAAGCTTGAACGTCTCAAAGCTCGATACGCGACCGACATAGCTATCACGATACGCGCCCTCAGGAAGACCTGTCATGGTCTGCCGTGCTGCGAGATCGCTGGCCATGCCGTTGTAGTCGCGGCTGTTGAACATCAGATAACGCTGGTCCTGCCGAACGCCCTGTTCATTCATCAGGCTATCGCACAGTGCAACATCGTCATACTGCCCAGCCGCGCCAGACACGGCAACAACAAGGGTGCCCTGCATGGTAGCGACAGTCAGAACGTCGGTGTTGATACGCGAAGCCAGATATTCAGAACTGGCCATACCAAGACGGCCTTCCTGCAATGCATCACGCATTTCCAGAGCATCCAGTTCAAACGTATCGTTCGGGTATCGTTCGGTTGGATGGTCAGGCTCGCAGGAACCGACATTTGCAGCTTGGCCTTCGCGGTAACGGCGGAACCGACGATACGGTCGCCGCCCACCGAGATATACTGCTGCGGACGCCAGATGGTGTCATTCGAGCGCTCCATAAGCTGCCCGGCAGTGCCGTAGGTGTTGACGTTCTTCGACGCGACAAGAGCATCATTGAAGCCCTCAACAACGTTTTCAAACTGGACGATCTCTTCCTTACTGAACTCATTTGCCATTGTACTTACTCACAAAACGCTATCAGCGTCCGCGCAGAAGCTTCTTGTATGCGAGCAGTTCGGCCATTTTTGAGCCGTCCTTTGCCGCAGCTTCACGCAGTCGCTCAAGCTTGTTATCAACAGTGCCACCCGTGCCAGCGCCGCCAGTGACGGTCTTTTCGGGGGGCGGTGCGGTTACGTTGCGCTTGGTAACTTTCAAACTCATCTCCAGTTTCCCAATCGCGATTGCGAATTTCACCGGGTCAATGATCGCGGCCAATCGTTTGGCCTCCGAAGGCGTCTTGCCGATTGCGTAAATGACAAGGGCCGGGTTATCCGCCCCCTGAACGACAATCCCTTGCTGTGTGACGTTGAAAAGGTCGCGGGCCTCAGCCTCAGCCTCATCATAGTCAGGCACTCGAAGCTTCTTTTTTGAAGTCTCGTAAAAGGTCAGTCGTTCTTGCCATGCGTTGACTTCGGCTTCCTGCGCGGCTTTCGCGTTGCGCTCTTCCTCGTCAAACTCACGCTTTTGCACGTCCCACTTGTCACGCGCAGCATCATAAGCGTCCTCATCGTAATCGAAGTCGGATAGCTTCGGCTTGGCGGGCAGGGTTACAGTCGGCTTGATCTCAACTGTAAGCTTGGCCTCAAGCTCCTTGATGCGCTTGTCTTTCTCGCGGTTCGCTTTGCGCAGTTCCTTTACCCATCCGGGTGCAGGTTCGGCTTCTTCGGTCTGGGTCGGCGCGTCCCCGATGGAAACAATCACCTCGTCATCATCATCGGTTTCCGCTTGGGCTTCGGGCGCTTCAACGCCTTCGGCCTCGTCGGTTTCGACTTCGATCACTTCGGTTTCAGGTTCCAGTTCTGCCGTTTCGATCATGTTTCACCCTATTGTCTCAGCCCTAAGCGGGGGCCGGTTCCGCATATCGTGAGGCAATCGCTTGCCCGATCTTTTCCGCTGCGCTGATCGCTGCTGCCTGCTGGTCAAGGTCAATGCCTGCCAGCGTCTCAGCGGTTTTCGCGCGGGTTAGTTCTGTGTCAGCGACAGCCTTCTCGGTCTGTGCCTGTGATTTACCGGCCTCGGCCATGAGATAGGCGGCTTGCGGGTCTGGAGGGGTGTTCTCAGCCG